TCTGAATTAATACCTCCAAACAAACCGTCTTTGCCTTTGAACCCGAAAATAGTGTTATCGGTGTCAATCAAAAAGAATGAATGCAACTGTGCTCTTTCAAGTGAAAGCGTGTTTTGGTAGCCTTGAATCCCGTTGATTAATTTGCCTGTAATTTCGATAGGCATTTTCTCAATGCTTTTCTTTTTGCCACCGCCAAAAGTTTCAACACCATTTTCAGCCGTTGCAAAAGCAGTGTTTACCAATGTGTACAAAGGAATGATTTTTCCCTCTTGCTCTAACGTCAATAAGTTTGGAAGTGTCAACTCGAAATCACTTGCAAACTTGAAACCATAAGGTGCGCGTAAAACTTTCTTAATTCTTTTTACGTCCAAAACGCAAAAATCGTTTGAAGTGCCTGAAAAATTAGCTTGTCCGCACTTTCCTAAATTTGTTAAATCATGTATTAATGCCATAATTTTTTACTTTTTAATGATTAATTTTTGTTGTTTGAGGAATTTCAAAACGTCCTCATTCGTTTCGAAACAATCTTCGTTTGGAAGATATGTTTTGTTTTGCGTTACAAATTTTTTGATGAATTTGAATTCCGCTTCTACTTTTTTTATTTTTCTACTCATGGTCTGCAATTCTTTTTAATTATCAATTCCAGTTCAATAGCTTTTGCATCTACGTACAATTTTGTTGCCGATTTTGTTGGCTGTGATGATTCTCTATAAACATCTAGTCCATATTGCGTTTCATCAAATTCACGGCTTATCGTTGGCACAATTTCAACTAATTTGCTTTTTCGAAGCTGTTTATAAAACTCAATCGCCAATGGCTCAAGCACGTTAGAATAGTTGATTAACGCTCTTTGCTCGTTGTATAATTTTGCGTTTGTGGACATCATTAATACAAACTTTGCATTGACATTGAATCGGTCTAGCTGTATCAAATCCCTTGTGTAATTAGGTTTCACATACCAAATTAAAGGAAAGTTTTGCATATTTGAACGACTTGAAATAAATCTAACTAATTCGTTTTCATCGCCAAAACCAAAATTAACAACTTGTGTAACTTGGCCAACAATTTCATTGTATTGGTTGTAATTGTCAAATGTCAATTCTAAACCCTCAAACGCTTGTTTTAGTATGCCTGAAATTATCATAAGTCAAACGAATTTTGAGTTTCATAACCTAGACAAACATTGAAGTTCGGATAATCGCTTTCAAAATCAATAAGAAAATCCGCTAAGGTAACATAACCATTATCGGTTTTGCTTCCAAAATAATCTGTAAACTTAACTCCATTTCTATATGAAATTGTAGGCTCGTTCCAATACGATTGATTTAATTGCTCTGAAATTTCGTTCCAAACCTCAATGAAGTTTTTTCTAGGAACTAACATTTTTGAGCTTTTTACATCAATCGAAATTTGACCGTTACCAGTAACTAAATCGTGAATCAAACTGCAGTAAACCACGTTTGCCAAAATTGACAATTTTACACTTCCATTTTGATAAATCAAACCTTTCCAAATATAGTCTTTACTATCTTTTGTATAGGTTTTTCCGTTTACCAAATCTAGCCATTTCTGTGGCGCATCGTTATTCAATGCGCCATCAGTAATATTGGCTTTTAGTTCCTCGAAGTCAACGCCTAAAAGTTTCTGTAAAAAATCAGTCACATAAATAGAAATGTAATCATTCAACTTTGTCTCAATACCGTTGTTTGATTCATACAAGCCATCAATCTGCAGCTTGTTTCTAAAATATGATTTATCGATTAAGTACATTTTTTACTTTTTAGGTGTGTTTTTCGCTAACTTCTTTTTTATTTCGTCCGCTTCATATTTATTAACGTGAACTTTTTTGCCGTTCAATTCTATCTCAACAACATTATCTAAATAGAAACCTTTTGATTGCTCTGCCATTTTTTATCTGGATTTAAAATTAAGAATCTGCTACTGCTGGGTCTAACAACGCTTTTGCTACTGCAAAAGTCCCTTTCACGATTGCACCGTAATTGGTGCTTGAAATATAACCTGCACCACGCATTTCAGCAAGTGGAGTTACCATATTTTTAGTCCAATCGTTACCATCATATCCGATTTGAATAGTGATGTTTTCACGCACTTTGAATTTGTATTTTGTGAAATCGCCACAATAGAAATCATCAGCACCAACGCCTGTATTTGTTTCAACAAGTACACCTCTAACATTCATTCCGTCCGCTGTAACGAAAGGCGGTAACAAATAATGCCCGTCTGTTCCTTTTTGCAAATCCATTAAGGCTGCCTTGTCAGGGTGGATAAAAATCTTGTTTGGAACAAACTCTTGTCTGTAAACTTGCGCAACCGCAGCTCTTAAAGCATCAGTATTGTTTGCTGTTGGAACTAAATTAGCTAAACCGCCCGCAGCAAAAGGAGTTGCATTTACTGAAATGCCTACGATATTTTGACCAGTTCCATCGCCTGTCAATGCTTGTGCATCAGCAATTAATAAAACCCTTTCGGTTAATTCAGCCTCAATGTCACTAGCAAAACCATCAACATCATCAAGCATTTCTTTTGACGCTTTTACGAATGCTGTAATTTTTCTAACTGGAGTTGAACGCTCGATGTAATCCCAATCGTTTTGAGCTTTTGTTGCGCCCTCGGCAGTCATTGCTGGAGTTCCATCAGGATTAATTTGATCAACCCAATACAAAGCATTTCCGTTTGTGTTTGAAACAGTCACATTGTCCAAAACAAATGGTCTGCGTCTTACGATTCTATTTGTTCCAGCCTCACGGTCTTGACGTGCCACACGTCCTGTCGTGTTTGTTGAAATAAGCATATCCGCTGGCGCTTTAATTTCAATACTAAATGAAGCGGAGCGGTCTGTTTTCAATTTCTCAAAACCATCTTTGTTAGATGTGATTTGCTCTTTGATTTGCTCACGAATTGACTTTTCAACTTGCCCAGCATTTTGAGTTTGGGAATCTTTCAATTGCTTAACCATCTCTTCCAATGTGGTCATTTGATCAACTGTTGCTAAGTCTTTGGTCAACTCGGCTACTTTTTCAGCAGTCATAAAGTCTTTTAACTGGCTTTCAATATGTCCTAAATACTCGTTTTGGATTTGAGCTTGTTTTGTTTCTTCAAATCCCTCAAAATCCGCTACGGTGTAGCCTTTTGATTTTAAAAATAATTCAAATGGATTCATTTTTAATTTGTTTTTGTGTTAATAAAAATTCTTTTTTTTCTGGTTTGAGTGCTTGTAGGCGGCTCGGGTGTTTCGGGAGTGATTTTATCGGCTTCCGATTTATTGTTTGAAATTTCGCCTGTCGCTGGGTTTGAACCAAATAAAACAAGTGAACTTTCCATAATATTTTTTGCTTCTTTCACGATGTAAAAATAATCAATTTCTTTGAAATCTGACTTATTTGCAATTAAATTATAATATTCGTCAAAATTAGACTTTTGTTTTGAATAGTCTGGATTTGTGGAATTTATTGCCATTTCGATTTTAACATACTGCATTCTTACAGATGCTTGTAAATTATAGCCTTTTTCAAGCCATTCTTTAGCTGTTTTGTCAACAATCTTTTCTTTTGAAACTTTATAAATCAAGCTGTAAGTTTCGCCCTCGTAATTTTTGCCCAACAATGAAAATGGCACTTTTGCAGTAAACATTTCAATATCTTTAGGCATTGCAATAATATCATTGCGTTTTAAAGAATGGTCGAAAACTAAATAGACTTTTCCTTGCTGCTCTTTTACAGATTTATTCCAATTACCATCAACGTGCATATCTCCATGACTATCTAAAATATTTGCAGAATTTACTACAAAATAGTAGTAATTTTCATCAAACTTTATCCCTTTGGTTTCGTCTTGAAACGCTTTAGAAATTGCATTTTGGTCGGTGCAAACTTCCAAACCTTTTTCAAAAGATTTGAAAACTTGCGACTTTTTAGCTCCTAAGATTATATCTTCATTTTCTAGTATTCCCTTAAAAAGTTCCTCTTTCGTCTCGAAACTTTTTTCTAATTCTTTGCAGTATATTTTCATTTTTCAACCACTTTATTATTGGTTAATATTTCTTTTCTTTTTTCTAAATCTTTACGTATTTTTTCGGGCAAAGATTTATCTTTCAGTAGCTTTTCAATTTCTTTAGTTTCCATTGTAAATAATGTTTAATTGTTCTTGAATTTTAGAAGCATCAAGACCCAATTCACTTGCAATTTTCAACGCTTCTAAATCCATTTTACGCTGTTCTGCTTTTTCTTTTATTGCAACTTTCATAAACCAAAGATGCGTAAATTCTGCTTTTACTTCTTGATTTTCTTTCAATCCTAATTCCAAAACATCAGTAAATGTTTGTAAAATTGGCATGATAGCCATATCTACTAATTGAATCATAGCTTTTTCTTTCGCATCGCCTTGACTAGATAAGCCTTTTGAACGCAAGAAGTCGCCAAGGATTTCGATTGGAATATTAAAAAACAAACCAACTAACAAATAATCATTCAAAAAACTTTCATCGTAGCCTAGATTCTTAAGGTTATCAATAAATCTTTTAATTTCTAAATTATTTGAGCCTGAAACGTGCAACGGGTCTTTTGACATTACTTTTTGCTTAATATCTTCACGTTCTGTTTTTCCAAGACCTGTAATTTGTTGAGCTAAATCGTCTTTGTTTACGCCTTGATAAGCAGCATACTTTTTACTGAAATGAATGTTGATATTTTTTGCGTCAAGCACATCTTCTCCGTTTTGTAAAATCTTTGCAATTGCGTTTAGTTTGTTAAAATTATAGAACCAAGAGTAAACATTAACATCCGATTGAATGACAACAACTTCAGACAATGGTATTAATTGCGTTTCAGTATCGTTGAACTTATATTTTATTTGATGATTTCTAAACTCTTTAAAAAACTCGTTTGTGTTTGAGTTGGTTAATTTTTTACCAAATTTTTCAAGTTTTTTAATAGTATGTGAATCGAACCTGCTAAAATCTAAAAAGTATTGATTTCTGCTTTCGTAAGTAGTACCTGAACCTTTCCAATAATAAACCGTGCCTAGCGAATACCAATAAATAAATTCCTGAATAAAATCAGTCCATGTTTGGTATGGATTTGGTTTTGGCTTTACTGAATAAAGATAATTCGTTTGTTTTAGTTTGCCATTTTCGTAAAGGTTGATGTTAGCGAGTTTACCCGTATCCTTTAGAATGGAAACGGCTTTGCGAAGTGCAAAAGAATTTTCGTACAGATAATTTGGATTTTGAGTTTTAAAATTGCTTTTACCGTCAAAAATTGTATAGAAAAAATTACCAGTTCGGTCACGTTCGACTGAAAGATATGGAGATAGATTTTGACGAAGCCACGAAAATAAATTCATTTATTTTGAATTTTTATTTGCAAATATAAAAAATAATATTTTACAAAGTTAGTTTAATTAATCCAATCTTGTACAAATAAATAACTGCGTTTCTCATTGTGTCAATTGTATGGTTATGTTTATCGATATATTTGCCCTCGATAAAACCCTCTCGGTCTGATTCTAAAGTATAATTGTTAATTTCAAAATCAATATTTT